AGCAAAACTGCATTCGCATTTATAACTCCAGTCGCAGCAGCAGTCGCCCCAATCGCTTGGATTACCGCCGGAAAATTAGCATTGAAAGCGTTTTGAAGTTGCGGTGTAATATCTAAAGCTGGCATTTATTGCACCTCTGGCAATCTCGGCGGTTTTGCAGGAGCAGGCGCGCCATTTGGCTTTCCCATTGGAGGAAGTATCATTGGTATCATTGCTTTCTTATGTTCAATAAGATGAAGCAAGCAATTTGCGTACCCTTGAGGATTATATTCCTTTAAGTCCTGCCCAGTGTCACTGCAAAGAAAATTCGTTAATTCATCGATATGAATTGCATGATTATCAATGGCTGGTTCAATTGGAACAGCAGAAAGAGGTCCTGCTTGACCCTCTTGGGGTTCTAATCCAATAAGTATCAAAATCTCACGAATTTGCTTCCTACGTTGAACTTCATTTGGTATAACAAGTTCAGGGAGTCCCATGTAACTCTTAATAACACTAATATTCTCTGGAGATAATAGACCTTGATTTATCTCTGGATTATTGAGTTGCAGGAGATTCGTAATCAATTGCCTCTTTTGAGCAAATGAAACTGGAAAATCTGAAGATGCCTCAGGTTCAAGACGATCGAATGAACCTTTCAAGTCAGCTTTTTTAATCCACCTTGTTTGAAAGTCCCCTCCAGGAGTTGTCGTAGTAATTGGTTCATCTTCAACCTGATGAGCAATAAAAGAACGAACTGCCTTGTCCCCAGTTTCAGCCCACCAAACGTTGAGAAAATAATAAACTAGTCCAAGTCGCTGCAGGGCGAATGCCCTAGATTTTTCGTATTCTCCAAGAGTCTTACTTCCGCCCTGCGCCGGGCCGCCCCATATCGATGGGAAGGAACCATTGACGAATTGTTCATCTTGGTCAAGAGCCTGAAGTAATTGAGTTGATTCCTTTGACAATTGACTTGTTCGCTCTGTATAAAAAGCATCGCCAATAGACTGACCAGGTCTAGGAGTAACAGGATAAATATACCCAGGAGCAACTTCCTGCTTTGACTGTCCTTCAAAATCAAAAACTTCAGTATCAGCATAAGTCGATGCAACTCCATACTCAACTTGCATCACAAACATATTCACGAGATTGTTTCTAATCTCCTGAAGTTGCACCTCAGATTGAAGAAGAGGATCTGCATGAATTCCTTTACTTGGACCTGATTTAGTTATCGTCCAGTGCGGGTCCATACTCTCATCCCGGAATTCGCAGATCGTCTTTCCAATAACTGAGAAGTAAATCCCATGAGGAAAAATTTCAGCTACCTTGGCCTTGACTTCATCAAATGCTTTGTCAAGCTTATGCATAAGCCAAGGGCGAAACCAACAACGTTTGAGAGTTGCAAGACGTATATTAAGTTGGTATCCATCCATTGACAATGAAGATTGACGCATGATGCGCTCGTAAGTCTGTCCTGGATCAGACTCAATCTCATCTGCGACATCAGTAAATGTTCCCTTGAACAATGCAGGGTCTCCATCCACATAATGAATGAGATAACCCGCATCAGCTTGCTTCTTTACATAAGATGGGAGCCGCACTTCAAGAGGACCATAAACCTCAACAATTTCCCGCCCTTTAGGAATTGGAGTTTCACCGACAAGAAATGGGACAACTTGCGTCGGATTCTGCATCTGGACACCGGGGCAATTAGGACAATCTGGCGCAATTGTTGGGGCTAACGGAGGGGTTGACTCAACTGGCTCGGAATATCCACATTGAGGGCAAGATACCTGACTAGTATCCATCTCCTCTCGCGTGTCATACTTTGGGATGTTAATCGTACCATACTCGACATCTTTTCGATTGTATGTGTAAGATGCAACAAAACCCTCAGTAGCTAAATAAAAAAGGGCGTTAATTACGAGGAGCTTTGCCCTGTTCCATTTTTCTATTAAATCAATGCAGTTATTTGCGGCGTCAACTGCTCTTCGATCAGATGGATCTTGAGCATTCCGAGGACCAAATCTAACGTCTGGAATATCAGTGGATAAAGCAGCGATGATAGCTTCTCCATGAGCTTTAAAATGGTTAACAACGTAATCGAAAATGTAGCGAGTTTCCTCACGTCCTGAGATTTCCTCCATCTCTTGATGAGTTGGAATTCGCCAATCCTGATCTATGTCAGACCAAAATAGGTATTGAAAACCGTGCCAGAAGAGATTATTCTTCTTAAACTGGCGCATTTGCTGAAGACGAAGATATTCATCTTCTCGCTCGACACTATCAAGTAGCGCCAAGAGCGCGTCTCTCACATCATCATCGAGTTGGCTATTGGGCTCCACGTGCTGTTATTGCCTGCTTGACTAAAGTATCCGCAGTTGACGGAGAATCTTGATTTTGAGTCCATAGCTGCGCCAACATACCAGCCGCTATCGCCACGCCATTTGGCCAAACAAGCATTGGAATCTGAGGCTCATTTGGTACTGAGGATGTCTCGATGAATGGTCGATATACAATCGAACCATTAGGATTATATCGAGTAATAAGCGCTTGACATGTTGTAGAATCTGGAAAGAGATAAATTGCGATTGGTTCCTGATTTCCAGCTCCATCAATGACAAACTGCTGCGGCAAGTATATCGGAGTTAACTTTGGCGTAGGATCTGGCGGGAGAAATGGTTGCTCAAGTTCCCACAACCAATCAGGCCATCCCATCGGATTAGGCATGTTTATTTCCTTTCTTAGACCACGCGCTTCGTTTTTTCGGTGGTGTCTTGTGAATAAACTCCTTGGCGACTGCTGGCGACGGACCCGCACCACCTAATCCACCATGCGCCGCAGCCTGCATAAATCGATACTGTTTACCTGACACTGCTGGCATCTTCTAGCTCCTTTTCACGAGGCTCGCGCTCAAGTTCAACACGGCTAAGGCTTTCCACATCATAGATTAGAGATCCATATGTCTCAAAGGAAATCTTGAGTCTGAGCCTAAATACGCGAGCTAATTTTCTTAACGTTTTGATGTTCCAAGCGCAATAGTTAACGTTCTCTAATCGTGAAATCGCTGTTTGAGTTGTTCCGATTTTCTTAGCCAAATCTTCTTGTGTCCATCCATTCTGTTCACGAAGTACCTTTATCTGTGTAGCTATGTATGTATCTTGAAAGGATTCTGCATACCCCTCTGAGAATTCTGGTTGCTGCAAGTCACTTATCATCATTTTTCTAGTTCCTTTTGAAACGCTTCTTGCTCGAGATCATGATTTTTATTTTTCCAGTATTCCTCGACCTTATCCTCAGGTTTCTTGTATTTAGTCTCAAGTTTTTTTCTCAGAGAATTCCAAGTCCTAATTCCTCCAACGGGTTTGAATTCCTTCTGTTCGTTCGTAGGCTGAACGATACTTGGAGTCAACTGAGTCCGAAGAAATTGAATTTCTTCACGCAAGCAACGAATAGTCTCATCGCGCGCATCGCAAGCTTTACACTCCCACACGAGAATGGTACCTCCTCATTGGCATCTTGCGCTGTCGATGCTCAAATTTATCCATTGCTCGGTGGAGATAAGTATAATCTCCCGTTTGTTTAAACTTATTGAGAATAACATCTTTATCCCGAACAGCTTCAAAGTTTTTTGCCGCGAGGTTAAAGTATCGATCAACTGCTTTGAGTCCATAACGCGCGCCGTCATAAGGATCATCGCCATCAAATTCAGCTACGTCCTCTTTATCCCTCTTCGAGCCGTCATTATTATAAACACAAAGTGGAATTGCTTTAATGAATTCTATACAGTTGTCGAATACTTGTAATTTAGGAAGATTAGTCTCCTCTTTCGCCGGAATAAAAGAAGACATGTAATTTTCATAAGCTTCAGGCCCTCTTATGCGGAAAATTAACTGCGCCTGCTCTGCACTGAATTTAGTTTCGTCAATCGTGGAAATAACTTTAGGCTTCCAGCGCAGATATTCCTGCATGAGCATTTTTCCGCCGAGACGATCATTATCCCCTGGGCGGAAGCTAATTCCAGAAACATCCATCAATTGAATTGCCACTGTCTTATCAACGCCAGTTTGCTGCCAAGCTGATGGATCAAGTACAGCATCATTGAGACGTTCATCTTTACTTAAGTGAGCAATTTGCGCGCCCCAATCAGAAATTTTGACTCCTTTACAAGTAAACTCTCGATAAAGATATGCCCGCTCCGTGGGCGCCGCAGCGAACCACCCGCACCAAGTCATAGCAGAAAAGCCCCAATCAACTGCCAAAACTCGCGGCCAATATGGAGGGATCTCAAAAGGAGGAATCACGTGTCTTGCGTTTTCTGGCTCATCGGAGAATGGCTCGACTCTCCAATCTGAGAAGACCTGCCCAGAGAATGTCCACCAATCACCATAAAGCTTTGCTCTTTTCTCCGCTTCAGGAAGACCCTCAAGTCGTTGAATGTAGGCGGGGTCGGCTCGCATGAGGTAAGGATTATCAGTCGGTAGTGACTGAATAAAGATTCTCTTCGTACCAAACTTCTTATCGCGGATAATAGTGCCGTACGGTGCCGGTTCGACGAAACGCGATCTAACCCAGCCGTGACCAGTGTTACCAGGATTAGAACCCGACCTGCAAATTGTTGGGATGTTAGAATCAGAGCTGCGGAGTCGTGACTTAGTAATGTACAAATATTGGAATTCGGTGAAAGATGTGAGCTCGTCCCAACCAATATAATTATACTCCGTAGTATCATACTTTCTAACGTCACTCTCATGCTCAGCGTAACCAAAGTCGAGAATCGCACCTGAAGGCCACCTCCAACGCCGAAGCTGTCGATTGAACTCCCCTCCTGTCCCTTTATAGTACCCATCTGATTCACTCCTGAGGATCAATGACTTCTCCAACTCGGGAAATGTACGACGAAATAGAATGCCCTTGAATCTTGGATATTCATAGAAGCGACGAATAATCGGGAGCATTAGCAAGATTTCACTCTTGCCTCCACCAGCCGCCCCTCCATAGAAACCTTCTTCTATGGAGTCAGGAATAGAGATGAACTCTTCCTGACGTTTCGATGGTTTCCAAGTTAATTCCATTTAGTTGTACGAATAAATAACCTCGTAATTCATCGAAGTCATTGTTGTGCAAGCAGATCCAGTCTTGATAATCTGCAAGCCTTGTCCTGCCGTGAGTCCCGCAAGAAATGTGGTTAACGTTACTCCAGTTCCCGACGCCTCATTGACAATCGTGCTCTGAGTTAAATCAGCAATTGTGACACTCACCCCCACGACTGGTGTGCCTGCCGTGTCAGCTAACTCAACTAACGTGCAAGCCGTCGCCGCGCCCCCAATAGCCTGCAGTGTAAAATGGTGAATAACTATTGCGCGCGACGTTATTCCTGGAACAATAGTCAATCCAGCATTGATGTTAGCGAGAGTTATGTTGCCGTACACTGAGTATGTAGCGGAAGAAGGGGAAACAGTGTAATTGGCTGTAGCAGCTCCCTGGTCGTCGAAATCAGTTTTCGATATGTTTTGTGCGATTGCACAGTTACAAGCACCTGCTGGAGTTGTTCCTGTTGAATTACGGAGAACATCGTAACCAGTTGCTCCTGGAATCGATGTCCAATTAAGACCAACATGGTCAAGTGCCGTCAACGCTGCTGGTGCATTGACAAAAGACGCCGCATTACTGAGCGGGCCGCGACCATTAGGTAATATTGCCTGAATCCAATAGTACCAAGTCGTTGATCCCCCAACTTGTCGATAGTAATTACCAGTGACCTGAGGAACGATATTGTTCTGTGCAAATGCTGTTACTGCAGTTGCAATAACGAAAATCAATTTTTTCACGTCTCTTCTCCTCGTTACTTGTTGAAATCTTTCGTCACCGCGCCTAGTCCTGCGATTGCCACAGAGAGCGCGACTTGTTTTGGGTTTGCTCCATGAGCGACTACATTCAATATAGCCGCTATAAGACCGATTGCAGTTGATATCCAATTTGTTGTCATAAATCTCCTACCACACTGATAGCGCAGTTCGCGCCCATAGTCCATAAGTTGTTCCCGGGACAGCAATGCATCTATACTCATACGTCGGCGCCGGCATCGCGTCCTGTGACCATGTTCCAGGCGCGCACTGTTGCCCCGCTGCTGTAGGAGGCGGAACATATAGAGCTGGAGAGAATGGCGCGGGCGCTGGAATATTTATATTCGCTTGATTTATTGACAGTTCAGGGAGTTTAGTCTGTGGATCAATGGTCGCCACGAAATCTGGTAATTCAACGCAGCCAAGCGTCAACATACCTGGTCCGCCAGCCGTTCCTGGAGGCATAGTCGCTGCTGGAATCATAGCAAATGGAGAGGTCGCAGGACAATTAAATGGGAGTGACACCGTTATGCTCGCTGGCTGAATTGGCGGCGTCAGAGAAACCGGCGGCGACGCTGTAGGCGAGTTCATCGTGACCGCTAGAATAATCACATTAGGATTCTGTGGAAGCCCAATACTTGCCAGCGCTTTCGCGCTATTGATCGTGTAAGCATAGATATTGAGCGGCCCAGGCCCAGTCACGCCTGCAGCAAGATTGCGATATGCCATTGTCAATGCGATGCTCTCGTTAGCGTTGCTACTAAATCCGTACCAATCCGAGAATCCTTGTACAAGTGTTGAACTCGATCCGTCTGTATAAGTCAATGTGATCGTCCCAGTCTGCGCGCCGTTGATTCCTGTCCCTAACAAACTGAATCCATTACCAGAAACTGGAATAGTCAGACTAGTCACTGCGTCTGGAGCATTTGGGGGGCCTAACGTAAAACTGACTCCATTGGCCACAACCGGAGACTTGAGTAACGTCGCGGAGTAGGCATATCCAGTGAGATCCCCCGAGAAGACGCTACCATCCGACTGAATAGCCGTGACATTGTATAGACTAGACAGATTAACCTGCTGTACTAGTAATAATAATACAATGTTAAGCATAAACTGTATTAAACCCAAAGTCCGCCTTTAGCGTATCACCCATGATTTGCTTAGCTGGCGAATAAATAGCCGCTCGCAGAGCATCAATCGGTGCAGTTAACGACGGCTGTCTTGTCGAACTTAATATTCCCGCCGCCTGAAAAGACGCACACCAAAGCGAAGAACAAAACTCAGTTTTCAAATTTTTTGGGTCTGCGACGTCTTCTGCGATTACGTCGAGAATTGGAATCTTGTGCCTAATAATAAACGAGTTATAAGCTTCAGTCATCATTCTCAACGTCGCGTAATGGTGATGTTGCTGCCCATCGACAAAACTTCTCCAAGCAACCCAATTTCCTGATTGGCGCACGTCAGGTCTAAGCGGCGCCCAAAGTCCAATGCTCCCAGATTTATAATCCTCAAACTCATCTACAAATGGACGCTCAACGACTCCAGTAAATCCAGGGACTTGTGTCGATTCAACAAGTTGAACATCCAGTCCAACGTACCTAATAATCGCCACATGCGAAGGCCCACCACTAGTAAAATCACTAATGGTTTTAGATAAAAGAGACGTGCCCCACCAAAACAAACAATCGCCGATTTGACAATTTGCTGTGAAATCAGCGATAGAAATCTGCTCGAAAATCAAAACTTGAGTCCCCCAATTCCCTTGAGACGAGGCTTCATTTTAGGAGGATGAACTCCAATTTTTGGTTTTTTAGGCCCACGAATTTGAAGCTTGAGGCTCATTTACTTAGCTTAGACTTTAGTAGCTTTGGACTTTAGTAGCAAGCGCCGCGTGGTCTCATAACCTATCCATCACACCAGAAATAAGGAGTGGAAATACTGTAGTGTAATCCGAGTACACTTCAGCATATTTTCCGCCTTCAGCAGTTGGCACGAACTTTCCCCAACTTATTCCCTCAGAATAAGTGCATCCAGAAAGCCCGCCCCACTCACGAAATTCAGGACATATCCTAACTCCGTACTGAAATCGAATTGGTTTCTTTAGCTTGATAAGTCCACGATCTTGAAGCGTGTCGAAGAATGGACCAATTTGTTGTGCCCAGTTTCGAGGGACTCCGCCTCCGAGTGTCAAGATTCCAAGTGGCCCGTCTTCTGCACAACGCTTAACAATAGAAGCGTAGCAATCGAGGTCTTTAATCGCATCGAATCTTATTTTGCTCTCTGGATGTACAATATGAAACCGAGCAAAAGAGAGGCCAATCTCTGAATCTGTAAAGGACGGGACAAAAATTGGTATTTCGGCGCGCGCCGCTGCGTGAAGTATCCCGTCTTCTTTTACATACCTCTCGTTTAAGAGGCGCCCGAGGCAGCAATGAAGCTCTGCCGAAGAAATTGTATCCTCATCATCCCAAATCTCGAGAGCGTCGTTAACTAAGTCTCCTGTGTTCTCCAAGCTAGTTTCAAGTTCCACAGTATCATAAACTCGATTGTAGCCTCGATTGTAAAGAGCAGTATCAACATGTTCATCAACTTTCTCTTCGTCAATCTTGAAGAAGTTACCTCCCATCTCGTAACTACATCCGTGGGTAATGACTGCACCCGTCGAAACTATGCAATTGATATGCCCCCCATCAATTAGTTCCGATATGATGTAGTCTAATTTACCCACGGATGCAACGCCTGAGAGGGTCAGGACTTTGAGGGAGCATTCCTTGAACATCTCGCAGAGAACGTCGGCAGCGGCACCGAGGGCGCGCGCGCCTGTTGTCATTTGTGACATCTGGCGTAAAATTTCTGATGGCGTGGAGAATTGGGCTAAACGCGCCGCACGCAGCTTCTCATCAAATTCAGCGCCGCGACCCATCTTGCGATCAGGAGCATCTAACATCGTCTCCTGTATGTTATGAAGAAGATTTAGTCGATGATCCAATTTTCCGCCTTCCCGCCTTTAAGCTACGTGACAAATGTCCTCTAGACGTCTATCGTCTTGTACGACGCCTCTTTCTTCGCTTCTGGAGCGTAGATTGTAATGTTCACTTGAGCGCCAGTAGCCGCAGGGGATAAGATCATGTTATTAACAACTCGTGACATGTTAGTTGAAATCTGAGATAACTTAACGGCGTCGAGATCAGACATCTTACCTTCGTCTATGAGCCCCAGAGATTGCATCAATTTACTTAGCGCCGTGTCTTTGATGGACTCTATCCGCTCCGCAACTTTAGCGCTGCGCTCGGAGTTAGCTGGCAACCCTCCAATGTGCCCAGTTTTGTAGTTCGATACAGTTTGATGAACAACACCAAACTCTCGTCCTATCTCATTCGCGCTCGCCCCAGGAAGCAAAGCAAGCGTCCCGATGACATCTCGGACCTGCTCGGGTACCCAAGGACCCTTGTTTACGTTCGGACGCGATGGAATAAACGTAATGTTGCGCGCACTCGATAACCTTCGCCTTGCCTCCTCTTCTGAGATCCGCATTTGTCGTATTATAGCATAGAATGGGGCGTAATGCAACTTTTTTATTTGGTTTGCTTTCAGTGGTTTAAAGGAGTTAGTTCGTAGTGTGAACGATTAGGGTTTGTCTATTAAAATTCATAAATTCATAAATTCATCTAAATTCATGAATTTCAGTTAAATTCATGGAGAGGACAACAGGGTTCTTTTTTCGCGCGATGGGACCCATTTAAGACGGGCATAGGGGTATACCGGGGGCCGCGCCGAGCAGCTCCGACAAAGTACTTTGCGACATAAAGTACTTTGTAACATAAAGTGGAAGGACAAAAAGGGGGCGCGCGTTTTTCAGACGCGCGCCCTTCAGTTACTAGTAGTCGCGATTGTCGTAGTCGTAATCGTCACGACGCGACCGTAACAAGCGCTGACACTTGGCGCAAATGCTGGACATCGCCTTTACGCTCAGCCGCTTCCCGCACTCGACACACTTCATTCGACCGGATGAGTCCGGACAATCGCCGGGCTCATGGCCACAGCACGGATAATCTTCACATCGCATAACAAACCTCCCCAGTTAAATATAGCGCGGGCGCGCGCCTTTTGTCAAGTTTCCGGCTCGAAAGAAGGACAAAAAAAGGGCGCGCCTAAAACGCGCGCCCTAAGTTGGTTAATAGTCGACGAATGAGAAGTCGCAGCCGGCTTCAGCGATCCCAAGGTGTCGTGCGATCGCCGAGGCTAACTGGACCCGGTCAACGTCGGTTAGCTCACGGATCTGTCGGATAGCTTCGGTCCCCGACAGTCCGAAAAAGTCACGAATCAACTTCGCTTTGTTGTGCATTTTACCTCCCTACCCGCGAAACTCGCGGAACCAGACAATCACAGCGATGACGCCGATCAACACCATCCAAGCCGCGCTAACTTCGATCAGCCGCATCGCGACGATGTATCGTAGAAAATCGAGCATATTGCCTCCTGATGAAGTGTAGCGCGCGGGCCTCTCGAATGTCAAGAGTTATCCTCCTCCTCGATGGTCTTCAGGGCGATAATCCTCGCTTGCTCGTAGGTCCTTTGCGAACTAAGCTCTCGCGCAACCAAAGCAAAAACTAGCGCCTCCCGCAACTTTTCGGAACGACGAATAGCCTTATCAAGGAGTTTCCGAATTTCCTTGATCTTTTGGTCCAGTTTCGGTGTCATTTTTGCCTCCAGAAATTCTAGCGTGGCGCCAGAATTTTGTCAAGCGCCACGCTAGAGAAAAATCAGTCAACGAGCAGCTTGGCCCGTGCCTCTTCCTCTGTGACGGGGCGACCGATTGCTGCTCGCATTGTCATGTACGTCGCGATAGCCTTGTCGACAGCCTTATCAGGTCCAGCAACTGCCGCCAATAGTTGCTGCCGAATTCCCGCGCGCATTCCGAGGTCAGTTGCGTACGTGAAGCGGCTCAACATCTCGCGTACTGCACTCCCCACGACATTGCCATCCTTGTCCTTGCTCAATGTCGAATGTACATAATCAATGGCCTGCTTGAGCAGCTCAGGGTCCGTGCCGCCAGCTGGCTTCCCGTTTTCCTCGAAATTACCCTCGAACACGATTTTATCGTAGTCTTGATGGGCGATGATCGTCCCATCAGATCCCTTGACGTTCACTGTTGCCTTAGTCTTGTACATTTCTCCAGCCCTCCTTTTGGGCTAACCCCATTTTGCCGCGAAGCGGCAAGTATGTCAAGAAGTATATTTGCTTTGTTTTCATAGCTTTCGCTGCTTTTTTCGGGGCCAGCTGCCCTTCCGCCGAGCGGCCCACATTTATGTTCGTTCACTTGCATTTATATTGGCGCGCGCCCGCGTTACGCTAAATAGCATAAATGGTAATAAATACATGGACTATCTTTACTGAAAACATTAGCCTTTCGCCTTCCAAATATTCGTGGTTTATTCCACAATTTCTGCGGAAATATTCATGAATTATTCATGCTTTATTCGGAAAAAAGGGGCCATTTCGCCCAATCGCCGCTTTTTCTTCGCCTTTTAATCGGCC